GCGGAGATTGGGATCATGGCGACCATTACGGACGTGCTGGATCTGAACGACATCGCCGCTGCTCACGGGGCTCGTCTCCGTCAGCTCGGCCGTGCGCTCGGTGACAAGATGGATGTTGATATCTGTGCCCTGCTCGGTGGATTCTCCACTGCAGTCGGTACCTCAGGTTCGAACATTGCATTGACGCACTTCCTCGATGCGATTTACAACCTTGAGGTCAACGATGCGGCTGGTCTTGGCGAGATTGTGGGTGTTCTGCACCCCCGTCAGACCGCTGATATCCGTACTGAGCTTGAAGCCGATTCGGCTTCGATCTATCAGGGCGAACGGATGTCGAAGATCTCCAAGGCTCGGGGCGGCTACTTCGGTAGCTGGTTCGAGATCGACGTGTTCTCTAGCACCAACGTTCCGACCGCTAACGCCGCTGCTGACCGTGCAGGTGGGTTCTTCATCAAGAATTACGCACTGGGTATGGTCCAGAAGCATGCGGCTAAGGTCGAGGCAATGCGCTGGGCGCCCATCCGTGGATGGGTCCTGGTTGCGACCGCCTACTACGGTGTTGGCGAGGTCGAAGACAACGCCGGTGTTGAGGCCGTTACGGACGCCTAAGCAATTGGAGTAGACTGGCGCTCTATAAATCAAGTCAGTGATGCAAGTTGGATCGGCATAAAGGATCGACCGGAGGCGTGACGATGGCACAAATCTGGGGGCGGAGTCACGCATCTTCCCCCCAGACACCAACCCTCTACACACAAGGAGAATCATCATGGCAGAGCCAGTAGTGGGAAGGAAACGGGAAGTAACCGAGAAGGCGGCGAAAGACCTCGTCACCGATGAGATGAAGAAAGAGGCCGTAGCCAACCAGAAGAAGGTTGTTGCGGCGGCTGAGAAGCGTAACGACACCTCTGGTGTTGGCGTTTTGCGTAAGAAGGGGGGCGCCCGAGGCGCTACGGCTGAGAGCCTGGAGCTCATCAAGTCTGACATCCCCTACCCCAAAGAGGTCCATGGAGTGGACTTCGAGTTCTACGGCCCGCACGGTCAAGCCGCAGTCATTCCTGAAGGCGTCGAGATCGCTACGATGTCTGAGGACCAGGAGTTCGTGATTAAGCCTGAGTATGTGGAGTTCCTACACTTCACCCGCCCGGGCCGGAACCTCCCGAAGAAGCGGCTCTACAACGTCAAGGGTCTTCACAAAGATGGCCGCTGGACCCAGATCCCGTTCGAGGCTCAGATCAACAACACAGGCGGCGGGGACCCCCTCGACGCCATTGGCCTGCGCCGGATGGAGCGCAAGGGCATCCATATCTTCTTGCATGATTGGGACACCCTACGCCCTGTGTTCTGTGCCGCTTGGGACTGTTGGGCTCAGGCTGCTACGGAGGGAGAGTTCACCGGATTCTGCACTCTGCGGCACGCCAAGCACACGCTCCCGAACCGGTTCAAGGATGCCGGCGGTATGATGAGCGCCCTCGGGCGTGACGTCACCACCAGCCGTGTCTGGTCCGGTAGCTAATGAGCGACTATCACCCCAGCCGTCGTATGGACGGCTTAGAGAGGCTGGAGCAGCACCGGATCGAGCGAGAGCTCACCAAGCCGGGGCTCCTCCTGCCGGGTGACCAGGATGAAGGGGGAGGAGACTCCCCCGACATCATCCTTGAAGACGTCACTGTCACTGAGATCACCGACACCAACCTCGCCGACCATCAGGCCGACCGCAGCTCGTTCAGGAAGGAGCTGGAGGAAGGCTCGATCGACCTCGGCGATGGGTTCCTCATGCAGGAGGAGCCTGTGATCGTGGACAGGGACGTGCACACTGGACGCATCACCCGCCTTACACCCATCAATGAGCTACCTGGCGTTGAGTACCACCGTGGCAAGATCAACTTCGCTGACACAGAGGAGAAGGTCAAGGAGGCCGAGGCGAAGGAAGAGCTCTACCCCCTGCCCCGTGACCAGCGGGACAAGATCGTAGGCATCCTGGCTGCCCGTCTACTGAAGCACTATCAGAAGCTGCCCGACAGCTACCAGGGGTACAACCCTCTGCGTGATGGTGTGCCTGAGCTGCCGGCTGGGTCTCCCGAGTTCCTGGAGCCTTTGCCTGGGACGCCCCTGTACCCAGCCACACCGGCGCAGGTGTTCGAGTATCTGAAGCGGGAGGCCGGCAAGCGGGCCCACTTCATCAACAAGCAGCGGTTCGGTGACGGTGTGTCCCCTGATCTGCGGGATCTGGACATACGCATCCAGTAGCGTCTGCTACACTACTCGTATGAGTAAACGTTCCATCGAGGTATTCGCCTCTGCCGCCCGTACAGCCACGCCCGATGCAGTTGAGATCAACTGTGAGGGTGCGGAGTATCTGTACCTGTTCATCGACTGCACGGCTGATCCGGCTGCTGCGTCTGTGGTTGTCGACATCGACTACTACGACCCGCTCACCGGCAAGTCGTCTACGCTACTGGCCTCGGCCGCTGTAGCCGCTGTGGGCACGCAGCTCTTGCGTATCGGTGTTGGCTTGCCGGCCACCGCCAACGTGAGCGCTAACTGCCCGGTGCCTGAGCAGGTCAAGATCACTGCTACGCACGCAGACACGGATTCCATTACGTATCAAGTCACAGCCCAACTGATAGGTTAAGCCATGGCCACCACCGTAGCTGCTCTTCGTCAGAAGGTCTACAACTACTTGTACGGCGCCCAACCGCAGGAGCGTCCTTTTACGTCTGCCATTACCTCTTCGTACGTGGCTGCTGACGGCACGATCGATGTCATCGACGGTGCTGACTGGTCAGAGAACGATGTCGTAGAAAATGAGACAACTGGCGAGAAAATGCTGGTACTCTCCGTGGCGACCAACACCCTGACGGTGTCCCGAGCCTACGAGGACACCACTGCTGCTGACTCCACCGGCACGGCTGACCGTGTCCGCAAGAACCCCCGCTGGTCTCAGTACGAGATCGATGACGCTGTCGAGGCGTCCATCTACGGCCTGGAGGCGTGGGGCATCCATGTGTGGGGTACCGGCTCGATCACGTACGACTCCACGGTCGAGTTCATCGAGATCACTGACACGGACATCATGAAGCAGTACGGTGTGCTCGATCTGTACTACCAGGAGACCGACACACTCATCCCCCGTGGTCTACCTTTCCGTCAGATCACTCAGATTAGCTCAGATCCGACTGGATGGAATGCCTCGGGTATCGGACTCCAGATTCTCGGTTGGGGCGATGTGAGCTCTTCTAAGCCCACTGCGTACTACACCTACGCCAAGATCCCGGCCGACGCCACCGCACTTCTGGACCGGCAGGTCGAGATCGTTGCTCTTGGGGCAGCGGTCCTGTTGCTGGGTATGTCCATCGCTCCCCGCACCCAAGATCCGGGTGTGTTCTCCGATCGGACAGTCCAACCCGGTCAGGGCATGCGGGACGCCCGCTGGTATCAGGGCGAGTACTTCATCCGTGCCCGGGCCGAGGCCGGCCAGCTCGCCGTAGAGCGTCAGAACCTGCCGGGTACGGTACGTCAGAACCGTGCTCGGAGGTGGAGACGGTGATAGATTCAACCCATCACATCGAGATAGATGGTGTCAAGTACAGGCTAGCCCAGTCGGTTGACGGGCAGCATCACATTGTGCGAGGCGAGCCGCTGCGTCCCCCCAACGCTGTGACGGTGCAGGGGGAGTCTGCTGCGAAGTTCCAGCCCCGCCCCGAGATCCTGCTGTGGAACTGGACCGACTGGAGCCAGGGCGAGGGCCAGCTCACCACCAAGAGTGAGGAGGCTGGGCGTGCCTGGGAGCTGACTCGGGTACGTGCGTTCGAGGAGCCGGGCAAGCTGAGCGCCGGCTACTACGTGCAGACCACTCAGGATTCCACTGGCTCCGCTGACTTCGCTGAGCAGGGATGGCCTGTCAAGAAGGGCGGGTCCCTGTACTTCTTCACTCGTGTGACCGGCGTATCAGGTAAGAGGCACCTGTGGGACGGTGCGAAGTGGGGTGCGGCGAACACGCTGACCGGCATGACTAACGGTGTGGCCGCACAGCCTGTGGCCGATGAGGACTTCGTCTTCTTCGTGGAGTCGGGTACCGGCAAGGTTTGGAAATGGGCCTCCGGTGTTCCCGCTACCGTGGCAACCAGCATGGACTCGATACAGTACGGATTCATGGCCCAGACCGACAACTACGTGTACACGTACCGCCCCGAGGACGGGCAGGTGTACGAGATTGACAAGGCCGGCACAGGCACTGCGGGTGACGCCACTGTGGTCGACTCCTGGACCAACACTGGATACACCACCAACCGCTACGGCAACCACATGTGCTCTAACGGTGGCAAGATATACGTCATGGTCTCTACCCGGGCCGGCTGGACCTCCGTCCGGGAGATCACTCCTACCTCTGCTGCCGGCGCCGGCTACGGTGCCGAGATCGCACGCATCGAGGGCTTCCAGGGCGAGGGTATGTGGGCCCACAACGGCACGATCTATCTGGTAGGCATCTACCGGGACCCTGCCGAGGAGCGGGCCATTCTCTACATCACCCCTGACCAGTCCTACGGTACCCTCGGGGAGCTGCGCAAGGGCCACGACCTGGGCTATGTGACCGGTGGCGGTGCTCGCATGCTCGACCACTTTGTCGTGTCCGAACATCTGGACTCCACCAACCTAAACCATGCCCTGTTCCAGATCGACTCTGTGTCTGGCGGCTTTGCGTGCCTGGCGTATGACGAGATCGGGGACCCGGACTCTCCGCCGCTGCAGAACCCGGTGGTGAATGACGACGGGATCTTCTGGACCGCCCACACAGGCTCGACTGACCGCACCCTGTGGGCCCGCCCCGACGAGTACCAGAGCAATGCGTCTGCCATCTCCCCGGAGCATGACTTCGATCTGGTGTCCAAGAAGTTCCTGAGCTCGCTAGTGCTCTCCTGTAGTCCTCTGCCAACCAACGACTGGACTGTGTACGTCGACTACATGATCGACGACAACACTACCTGGACCAACGCCATCACCTACAACACCCTCACCGGGACCGGTACCGAGGTGACCGTCACCACGGACTCCGCAACGGTGGAGTTCCGTACCCTGAAGCTGCGGATACGCCTGGCGTACACTGGCATGGTGCAGCCCCCTCAGGAGACTCCGGTGATCTACGGTGTGGAGGCCAGGGCCGTCGTGGCTGAGAAGGTCAAGGTCTTCCAGTACGTCATCGATCTGAGCTCGGACGACAGCGGCGGGTCGCAGAGCAAGAGCGGGGACGCCAAGGTGGATCTGTTCTTGGCCACCTGCGCCAAGGCTACCAGCGTGGATCTCAAGGACGGCTATACAAGCGGCCGGGCCGGCGAGTACGATCAATATGATGTCTTCGTAGACGACTATTCCGTGGTCCTGCAACGACCCGGGGAGGGGTTCGGCACGGTCACGCTCCGTGAGGTAGTCTAATGGGCTATACACCACTGGGAGAAGGAGGGTCGGTCCTCAGGGAGCCAGATCCCCGGACCGTCTCTGCTGAGCGCCAATTCCAACGCAACGTCCGCTTTGAGGCAGACGCCATCTTCTCTTCTGGTGCCTCCGCACAGGCTAGGGCCCGTTCGGCCAACTTCAGCATCGCTGACGAGACTGGCTGGGCGATAGACGGCGCCGGCAATGCGTGGCTGTACGGGACCACCACCCTCGGCGGCTCCACTGTGGTGCAGGCTGACTTGTACTCGTCCGACTGGGACGGCAGCAACCCGGCTGACCTGTCTGCTGGGCCTGATGCCGGCGCCTCAGCCGGCTACTACCTGGACTACTCGGCTGGCGCAGCTCAGTTCCAGTCCCTCTATGCCGAGGGCGGACAGATCGGGAACCTGACTGTGGCGAACACGCTCACCCTGGGTACCAGCGGTCTGCTGCGTAGCGCCGCTAGCGGCCAGCGTATCGAGATTACAAACGCCGAGAACGACCGCATCAACTTCTACTCCGGTGAGACCGGTGAGGTTGCCGAGGGGTACATGTATACCTACGGCATCACCAATGACCCTGTGTTTGCACTGGTCGGTCCTCGAAGCACCGGCACTGACTACAACTACGTCAAGCTCCAGTCTGTGGGGGCGTCGGACTACGGCGTGGAGCTGCTGTCGCAGTCGCAAGACATTCGGCTCTACCTGGTTGACTCCTCCAAGGAGATCGAGTTTGCGTATGCCGGTACTACCCGCCAGCGCTTCGCCAACGATGAGGTTTACTTCTATGGCCCCAGCTCTATTGACGATCAGGTTATCATTGCTCCGGGTAGCAGCGGGAACCAGATTGCCATCGTTGATAGCACCAACCCGCAGATGATGTTCCACGAGGTTGACCAGAATGCTGCCGGGGAGTACTACTGGTTCCACCACTCTGCCGGGATCTTCTATCTGCTTCAGGATCGGAGCGCCACCCCTGATGGTACTTGGGACAGCCCGCACCCGTGGTGGGTCACCACCGATGGGAAGTTTCACGCTGGAGTTGGTGTCGGCATCCCGAACGGTTCGGTGTCATCACCGGGCCTGTTCCTCGACTCAGATGTGGATACTGGCCTCTACGGCACCTCCGCCAAACTGCAAGTCACTATCGCTGGTGAGGAGCAGGTCTTCTTTGAGAAGAGGAGCGCAACGGCCCGGTCGAGCACTGCCCTCACCATCGTAGGCAATGCCTCGGGCGACAACCTGCTCAAGTTCCAGACCGACCGACCCTGGTACTTCCGGCAGGCCAACACTGGAGCGACCACCAAGCTGTGGCTCCAGGACGGCGGGTCCTCGAAGATTTTCTCCATCGTGGATTACAATGGCAACGAACGATTCCAGTTCGACATGAACACCTCCGCCCCCCGGTTCGTCGCAACCCCGGTGTACTCCCAGACCGGATCGGCCTCGAACGTCCACGTCGACTCTGCTGGCAAGGTGTTCCGACAGACCTCGGCCCTCAAGTACAAGACCAACGTCATCTACTACGAGGACCGGCTGGCTAACCTGGAGATCCGCCCTGTGGGGTACGTCCGCAAGGACGATGACTCCTGGCACCTGGGCTACATCGCAGACGACCTCGCAGCACAGCATCCCTCGTTCGGCGTGTACGACCACGAGTCCGGTGAGCTGGAGGACTTCGAGCGGGACGCACTGCTCGCCGTGATGGGTGCGAAGATCAATCGCCTGGAACGACAGGTAGCGGAGCTGATCGCTGTATAGCTGCGCTATACTACAGCGCATGAACGAACCAACTGTCACGTACGACGCAGACACAGGACAGTGGACCCTAGAAAACTGCGTGGAGATCCAAGACATCTTCATTCCTGACGGGTTCACATTCGACCTGGCATCAATCCCTCGCCTCCTGTGGCCTCTCATAGGCCCCTTCGAGCTGAGTATCGAGGCACCCCTCGTCCACGACTACCTCTACCGGAGAGGTGGCCTCGGGTACTACACCCGCAGGGACGCCGACCGTATCTTCCGGGAGGTCATGAAGGCAGAGGGCATCGCTGCGTGGCGCCGGCTGCCGGCCTGGCTTGCTGTGCGACTGTTCGGTTGGACCGGTTGGAGGGAGGTGGATCGTGGATAAAGATGACCACATCTTTCAGACCGTATGCCGTATCGAGGAGAAGCTCGACCGGCACATCGAAAAGAACCACGTCACACAGGGGCAGCTCATCGGGTACCTATCAGTGCTCGGTGCTATCTTCGCCTCGGCGCTGACCATCCTCTAGGAGACTCATGTCATTCATCACGCCCGCAGCAGTACGCTGCATGAAGGCCCTGGAGGCACGCTTCCCGGGCATCAAGTTCGGCATCTACAACCGCCGGCACATCAACAACGACCCTAGCCGGCCGTGGTCGCAGCACTCGTGGCCCAACGCCCTCGATATCTACTTCACTGTGCCGTGGGGAGACACCACCCCCAAGCACCAGTCGAGGCTCTCCGAGGTCCACCACTACCTGAAGTACCAGTACCCGGGCTGGCAGGAAACCAACTACATCCTGTGGCTCGTGAAGAACCACTTCGACCACATCCACATCGACTTCTGGCCCAAGGGTTACGGCACGCCGAGCACCATCCGGGGCGGCGCCAGTAACCGCTACAAGTACTCGGATGGTAGAATCATCACTCAGGCACAGCTGGAAGCACTGCCTGAAGAAGGAGAAGACGAATTGGCAATACTCAGCGAGTCCGAACAGCTAGAGCTGAAGGACTTCCTCAAGTTCATCAAAGACGAACAGTCCAGTGTGGGCTTCGTCAAATATGCCATCCGGCTCATCCGCAAGGAGCGGGGTCTCCCCCTGCACGCCCCTGTGGAGTTTGACCTGGATGAGTACGAGATCAAAATTGTAAGGAAGGAGGTGTAACTATGGCAAGGATTTACTCACGCAAGCACAAGGGTAAGAAGGTTGGCGGACGGCCCCTCCTGGGGCAGGACGTCACATTCGCCTCTGACGGCGTTGCAAACGTGACCCTGGCAGCAGATGCCAACGACATCATGCACCAGCTCGGCTCGACGTTCGAGGTTCCCAAGTTGGGTGTCCAGCACAAGGAGGCAGTGGCCGGCAATGCGTCGACCACCCTCACGGTCCCCACGGGGAAGACGTGGCTCCTCATCGGTGCGAAGCACGTCCTCGTGACCGATGCGAACGTGGCTAACCGTGCGGTTGTCTACAAGACGCAGACCACAGCGGACGCTGCGATCGAGAGCATCACGCATGCGAACGTTGCGGCCAGCACCACTGCGAAGCGTACCACCTTGTGGGTCCCCGACGACTATGCCGTGGGCAACGAGGCTGTCGCTGCACAAGGCACGCTGACTGTCGACACAGTGGCCGCTGAGGACGAGGAACTCGTCATCGGCAGTGTGACCTTCACATGGAAGGACGCTCTCACTGGCGCAGCCAACGAGCTGCTCGTCAACACTAACGTTGCGGGCTCGCAGGCCACGCTGGAGGCAGCATTCGTCGACCGTGACAACGGCGGCACGCTGCACACTGTGACCGACGCTGTCTACGCATCACTTGGTGT